ACTGACCTTTTGCGCGTTTACGGAATTTTTAGGAGAAACACATGAGCCAGAAGCGTCGGTCAGACAGTAACAGCGTGACGGCAGCGGTAGAAGGCTTTCGCGGCGCTATCCAGAGCGTTCCTTTGCCGGAGGGTGTTCACCTTCGCAGCGATGAGGAAATAGTGATTTGGGAGCAGTTCACGCGCGCACGCGCACGCGAGGATTGGCGAGATATGGACCTTCTTCTGTTAGCTAAAGTGGTTCGCATGGAGGCCGATATTCGGAAGCATCAGGAGACACTTGACCGCAGCGGCGTGCTTATTAAGAACAAGCGCGAGACGCTTATTCCAAACCCATTAATCTCGGTGATCGACACACTGGAAAGGCGTCAGCTTGCAGTGATCCGTTCAATGTCATTAAATCAACAGGCATCCGACCCTCGCACGTTGAACGCCGCTGGTCGGAATGTGAGTGAAAGCAAGTCAATAATCAATTACTTGGCTGGGGACGATTTGATTGCCATGCCGCCTGAGAGGAAGAACTGATGGAATTCTACGAACACAAGTTGATGGCTGTTGCCGACTTGATCCCGTATGCATTGAACAGCCGCACGCACAGCGATGAACAGGTAGCGCAGATTGCGGCGTCTATTCGCGAATTTGGGTTTACCAATCCAGTTTTGATTGACGAGCATAGCAACCTGATCGCTGGTCATGGGCGATTGCTGGCTGCGCGCAAGTTGAAGCTGGATCAAGTGCCTGCGGTCGTTGTTACTGGTCTGGATGATCGCAAGCGCCGTGCGCTGATTATAGCTGACAACAAGCTGGCCCTGAATTCAGGTTGGGATGAAGATGCGCTGCGCGTTGAGCTGGAAGACTTGGCTGGCGACTTTGGCGATCTTATGGGTTTTTCGCAGGATGAGTTGGTGGCGCTTTTGCAAACTGATGAAGGCTCCGAAGGCTTGACTGATGAGGACGCCGTGCCGGAGGTGCCTGCGGTGCCTGTCACGGTCGAAGGCGACGTGTGGCTGTTGGGGCGGCATCGGCTCATGTGTGGGGATAGCACCAGCATCGACGCGGTTGAGAAGCTGATGGCGGGGGCAAGGCCAGACTTGATCCACACAGACCCGCCTTACGGCATGAACGCGGTTTCAAAGTCATCCGTTCTGAAAAAGAATTACAACACGGACATCATGGGCGACGACACACCTGATGTTGCCAAGGACGCATTCGCGTTAATCTATGGCTTATACCCAGACGCAAAGCAGATTTGGTGGGGTGCCAACTATTATTGCTCGGCTCTTCCTGACAGCGAGTGCTGGTTGGTATGGGACAAAAACAACGGTGGAAGCGACCAAACGGATTGTGAACTGGCGTGGGCAAACTTTCGAAGCGTGGTGCGCCAATTTACAATGGCAAGCGAGAAAAGTAACAGGGTTCATCCGACACAAAAGCCTGTGGCGCTGATGGAATGGATTATCAAGCGGTTTAATCTCTCGGCAACCACAATCGCTGATTTTTTTGGCGGAAGTGGGTCAACCCTGATCGCAGCCGAAAAGCACGGGATACAGTCATTCGTTATGGAGTTTGATCCCAAGTTTGCCGATGTCATCATCAAGCGCTGGCAGGACTTCACCGGGCAAGAGGCAACGCTAGAAAACACAGATCAAACATATTCACAACTTGAGGCAGAGCGATGCAAAGCCGCATGATGAGCGCGATTGAGTCATTGGCCAATGTAGTTTTTGGCTATCTTGTCAGCGTGGCTGCGAATTTCCTGATCCTGCCTATTTTCGGTTATCATGTGTCGGTGGCAGATAGCTTCCTAATTGGCTTGGCGTTTACTGCTGTAAGCCTTGTGCGGTCATATGCACTGCGGAGGGCGTTTAATTGGCTGGGCAATTGACGCGCGGTGAAAAAGTCTGTGCCTTCGCGGAGCGCTACTGCCTAATCCCCGAAGGCAAACGCGTCGGTCAGCCTCTTAAGTTGATGGCTTTTCAACGCAAGTTCATCTTGGACATTTACGACAACCAGAAAGGAACGAGCCGCGCATACTTGTCGGTCGGAAGAAAGAACGGGAAGTCGGCGCTGATCGCTGCGATCCTGCTTGCTCATATCGTCGGCCCGGAGGCACGGCAGAACAGCCAGATCGTCAGCGGCGCACGGAGCCGGGATCAGGCCAGTCTAGTTTTTAAACTGGCCGAAAAAATGGTCAGGCTGTCGCCGGAATTATCGCGCATCATCAAGATCGTGCCGTCGCAGAAGTCGCTGATCGGCCTGCCGATGAATGTCGAATATCGCGCCATCTCTGCTGAGGCTGGCACGGCACATGGATTGTCTCCGGTGCTGGCGATTTTGGATGAAGTCGGGCAGGTGCGCGGGCAGCACGACGCATTTATCGAAGCCATTGAGACGGCGCAAGGCGCGCACGATGATCCTTTGCTGATCGCCATCAGCACACAGGCGGCGACAGATGGCGACTTGTTTTCGATCTGGCTGGATGATGCCAAGAACGCAAAAGACCCGCGCATTGTCTGTCACCTATATGCCGCGCCGGAAGACTGCGACGTGATGGATCGTGACGCATGGAAAGCAGCCAATCCTGCGCTCGGTGAATTCCGCAGCCTGACCGACATCGAAGACNATGGAAAGCAGCCAATCCGGCACTCGGTGAATTCCGCAGTCTGACTGACATTGAGGACTTTGCCAAGCAGGCTGCGCGCTTGCCAGCTAAGGAGAACAGCTTCCGATGGTTATATCTTAACCAACGGATTGAGGCGAATAGCCCGTTTCTTAGCCGAAGCGAATGGGAGGCCAACGCTGGCGAGCCAGAGGTGACGCGCGGGATGCCGTGTTGGGCTGGACTTGACCTGTCGGCCAGCCGCGACTTGACCGCATTCGTGATGGCTTTCGACATTGGTGATGCTTGGCACATCGTGCCGCATTTCTTCCTGCCCGCAGATGGCATCCGCGAGCGGGCAAAAAATGATAAGGTGCCGTATGACATCTGGGCGGATCAGGGTTTCCTGACGCTGATTGACGGGCCTGTGATCGTGCCTGCCGTGGTGGCGCGGCATGTGGCAGAGGCTGCGGAAGAATACGAATTGAAGATGCTGGCCTATGACCGCTGGCGGATTAACGACTTCCAGCGCGAACTAGACGTCATCGGCGCAACAATCCCGATGACCCCATTCGGGCAGGGGTTTAAAGATATGGCACCCGCCGTTGACCGTCTGGAGATACTGGTGGCAGAGCATAAGCTGCGCCACGGCGGGCATCCGTTGCTGAACATGTGTGCCGCAAATGCGGTGGCGGTGCGCGATCCGGCGGGCAACCGCAAGCTGGATAAGGCCAAGTCAACGGGCAGGATCGACGGCTTGGTGGCGCTTGCAATGGCGCTTGGTGCTGCGTCTCACGGCGGTGAGGCAATGCCCGCCAGTCCTTGGGACGACCCCGCGTTTACATTGACCGCGTGATGGTCTATGATCCGACGAAACCATGCGCGTGGTGTCCCAATGGCTGTCTTTGACTTCTTCCGTCGTAAGGAAGATCGCAATTTAGAAAACCCGTCTGCACCTGTGTCGGCGTCTGACTTCTTGCAGACGATGGGCTGGGGCGATCCTGTTTCGTCGGCTGGCATCACGGTAACTGTGGACAACGCGCTTGGCGTGCCTGCGGTCTGGTCTGCTGTCAATTTCTTGGCAGGCACCATCGCGGGCCTTCCGCTGCAAGTCTATCGCAAGGTTGATGGCGGGCGCGAAAAGGTTTCAGGCGGTGTATCTCCGATCCTCAATGAGAACGCCAACGATGATATGTCCAGCTTTGAGTGGCTGAAATATACATTTGAGCAGACATTCACTGGCGGTCGCGGGATCACCTACATTGAGCGCACTGCCGACGGCGAGATCATTAACTTGTGGCCGCTTGATCCGACCAAGGTGCGCGTTGACCGCGACCTTTCTGGCAAGAAGCGCTACCGCACGTCAGCGCGTGTTTACGATGCGACGGAAATTATTGACCTGCCATTCATGCTGAAAGCCAACGGCACTGATGTGCGTGGGCCGATCATGACCAACAAAGACGCGATTGGCATGGCTATTGCTG